AGCCTATCGTTGCGCTTGACAGGCTCAAGCGATTGTCGCATTGTTGAGATGTTGATAAGTCGGTAGACAATTTCAGGCGGTTTCAGCGCCCTCGGGATGTTCTCGGGGGCGTTTTGTCGTTCATACCATACCCAACCTGCGGGCAGTGCTCGCAACGGAGCCGGTCAGTGGCCGATCCCAAGACGTACACGGAAGATGAGTACAATGCGATGCTGGCCGAACGCGATGCACTCAAGGCCAATCGCGACGAGATCCTGAAGGAAAAGAAGCGAGCCGATACCGCGCTCAAGGCGTGGGACGGTAAAGATCCCGCCCGATACGATGAACTCCTCAAGGCGGCCGAGGAAGCGGAGCGAAAAAAGGCGGCCTCGGAAGGCGACTTCAAAGCGCTCGAAAAACAGCTCGTCGACCGACACGCGCAGGAGATCGCCGGCAAGGAAGGCCGGATCGGAAAACTGACCAAGGCGCTAGAACGTCGGCTGATCGATGCCGAGCTCACCCGCGCGATCGCAGCAAAGAAAGGCGACCCGGACTTGCTGTTGCCCTATGCGCGTCAGTTCGGCCGCGTGAAAGAGACGGACGACGATTTTGAGGGGTTCGTGGCAGACGAACGCGGCAATCCGCTCGTGGCGGATGGTAAGGGGACGCCGATGACGTTCGACCTGTTTGTTGAACAGAACCTGATGACGAAGTTCCCGCGCGCCTTTGAGGGCACGGGCAGTTCCGGGGGTGGTGCTCCCAAGCCAAACGCCGGTGGCGCTGGTGGTGTGCGAGTCATTGCGGCCCCAGTTGGCGGCAGGTTCGGCAAGGACTTCGATCCTGAAGCCCTCTCCAAAGGAACCGCCGTTATCGAGTAGGACCACGGGCCGCTCCACCGTTCCTCCCCGGAGCACGACGTGACGAACACGATTACCCAAGTCCTCGGCAAACTGCTGGCCGACGGCGTCCTCGCTATCCGCCAGAACGCTATTGCCCCGCGCCTCGTCAATCGCGACTACGAGCCGCTGGCGGCTGAAAAGATGGGCAATGTCATCAACGTCCCGGTCCCGTCGGCCGTTGCGGCCCGTGCCGTAACCCCGTCGGTCGTGATGAACTCCAACGTCGCTTCGGCGCCGACCGTCGCGCTGGTGACGCTGGACCACTGGTACGAGGCGCCGTTCGAGGTCTCGGATTCCGATGTCGCGGCCATGTCGCCGACGTTCTTCCCCATGCAGGCGTCGGAAGCCATCAAGTCGCTCGGCAATGACGCCGATTCGTATCTCTACGGCAAGCATGTCGGCCTGTACGGCTTTGTTGGCGCCGCGGGCACGACCCCGTTTGCCTCTGGTGTGACGCTCGCCACCACGGCGCGGAAGCAGTTGAATGTCCAGCTCGCGCCGATGGATAACCGGTTCGTCATTCTCGATCCGTCGGCCGATGCGAATTTCATCGGTTCGCCGAACGTGATTCAGGCAAACTTCCGCGGCAATGCGGACGCGATCACCAACGGCGTCGCCGGTACGGTCCTCGGGTTCTCGTGGTACATGGACCAGAACATCACGACCTTCACGCCCGGGGCCGGCTGGGCGACGGGTTATATCGCTTCGACGGTGTCGGGTGCCGTTGGCCAGACCACGCTCAATGTCATCAACACGACGGCCTCGGGCGTGATCCTGGTCGGCGACATTTTCTCGTCGGGCGCGGGGACGTACGTCATCACCGCTCAGCAGACTACGACCGCGACCAGCGCGACGATTCTGACCTTCACTCCGGCACTCGCGACCGCGATTGCAACGGGTGCAGCGATCACGGTGCTGGGGACGGCCTACACGGTCAACCTCGCAGCGAACAAGTACGCCTTCGCGTGGGCCTCGCGCCCGCTCGCTGGCTCGCTGGTGGATGGCCACGTCTTCCAGGCGCCGACCGACCTGATTTCGGGTATCGCGCTCCGGCTCGAACTCTCGCGCCAGTACAAGCTCGAGACGCTGTCGTATGACTACCTCGCGGGTGCTGGACTGATTCGCCCGCAGTTGGCTTGCAAGATCCTCGGCTAACCGGATCGTGCGGCACGGGTAGGCGATGCGGTCTGCCCGTGCTGCACACTCGTTATGCCGACGATTGTTGCCACCATCGGGAGCGCGACCGCGAACTCGTTTGTGACGGTTGCGGAATGCGACGCCTATTGCGAAGGGCGTCTCAATGCCGATGCGTGGAATGCCGAACCGGATGACGACCAGAAAGCCCGCGCGCTGATTGATGCGACGCGGGAATTATCGAACAAGACCTGGATCGGTGCTGGCAGGGTCACGACCACGCAAGTCCTGAACTGGCCACGCGCCTTTGCGCTGAATCCTGATACGGCATGGATCGGGTATTCGTACTACCTCCAGACCGAGATTCCACAACGGGTCAAGGACGCGACGTGTGAACTGGCGTTGCAGTTCCTGATTCTGGGGCCGGTCGATCTTGCCTCGCTGGACCCGACACTCAATGTCCAGACGAAAAAGGTGGACGTGCTCTCCACCACCTATTTCGATCCACGCATCCGAGCGCAAGGGATTGAGCGCTTCCCGAGTGTGATGCGGTATATCGACCCCTTGCTCATCGGGTCCGGGATCAATGCCCCACTGGTGCGCGGCTGATGGCGAATTACGCGACGGACCATCTCGGCGCATTGCAGGACATCCGGAACGCGGGCGCGGATGTCACGTTCACGAACTCTGTCACGACTACGACTGAATCCACGGACGTAGAGTCTGCCCCGGTTGTCACGACTGTCACGGGCGCGGCCATTCGCGTGACGGGCAACCCGGCGACCTATGGCGGGATTGATCTGACGGTGGTCAGTCCGGTCACGCTCTTATTCGCGCCGGATACTTACGGCGAGCGACCCGCGCTTGGCAGCACAGTCAGTTGGGAAGGCGATACGTGGACCGTGCAGTCGGTCGCACCTCTGTCGCCTAGCGGCTCGGACATCATCTCGCGCGTGGTCGTGATATGAGCGACTTCGACGCGCAGGTCCGCTCATTTGCGCTGGCCGTCCCGGCGTACAGTCGGCGCGTGTTTGTGAATAGTGCGGCCGCGGTCAAAGACTCGATAACCAACGGCTCTGCAATCACCGGTTCGCCGGGCCAACCCGTCGATACCGGCGTCTTGCGCGCGAGCTGGCAACTGAACTTTGAGGATGCGAACACGGCCTCGATCTCAACCAATGTCGTCTACGCGCCGCAGATCGAGGACGGGATCAGCTGGCGAGGCAAGCCGCTGACACTGCGTTCGGCGGTCGGAGGTTTTCATAGTGTGAAGATGACCGTGCTGAACTTCATGCGACTTGTCGATGCGGTGAAGGCTCGATGATTGACGATGAGGCGATCCAACTGGCGCTCCGCACCCGACTCCTCACGGTTTCCGGCCTTCCTGCCGCAGCGAATCGCGTGAAGGTCAACAAGCAGTACGTCCAACTCGCTGGCGTGCCATATCTCGAGGAAGATTTTGTCCCGTCACCGCCGATTCTTGTGAGCACGCCGGGACAAGGCGGGACGATCCAAGGTTCAGGGCTCTACGTCATCCGCTGGTACGGCATTGCCGATAAGGGGTCTGCGGCGATTCGTGCCGGCGTACAAGCGATTCTCGCAAAGTTTACAATCGGGACTACGGTAGCGCTCACGAATGGCGATGCTGTCCGCATTGGGACACCGACCCAACCTGCGACCGGTGCCTATGCGGGCCAGATCAGACAAGCAGGTGCCGGATTCGCCGTCTGCACCGTGACTGTGCCCTACTGGATTTTGACACTCAATGTCATTGCCGCCTAACCCGTTCCACGACTCACCTCGCAGCCCTAGGAGAACATTATGACCACGTTCCAAACCGGCTCGCGCGTTCTCATCAATGTGCGGCGAGAGACGTCGTTCGGCGTCCAAGCCACGGCGACTGGCGCGAGCACGATGCGGATTATCGGCGGGAATGGGATGCAACTGAACTATGCCCAAGTCCAGTCCGTCGAGAAGCTCGCCAATTCGCTCACCTCAATGGGTCGGCTGGGCTACAAGTCCACCACAGGCGATTTCAACAAGGAGTTGTCTGTCGGTGGCGTGACGGATGTCGAAGTCGAAGCTGTCATGCGTGCGGCATGGACAGCAGCCGTCACAGGCGCGTTCGCGACATTCACCACCGTTGCCGTGCAGACGAATGCACTGGTGGCGACCGCCGGTTCATTCATCACGCAAGGGGTGAAGGCCGGCGACATCTTCACGCTCTCCGGCACGTCCCAAGCCTCGAATAACGGGCGGAATATCCGCGCCCTTGCGGTCACGACGGCCACGATCTCGACCGTCACGGGCACGTTTACGGCGGTCGCTGCGTCGGCCACCGGGACGCTGACGGCGCTGAAGAAGATCTTCACT